ATGCTTCTGATTCAGGTAAGTGGAAGCTATTTAAAGATAACCAAGCAGAACCTACTACAACAGTTAACACTGGTGGTACTGGCTATGCAGTTGGTACTTTAGTTGCTAACTTAGAAGGTAATGGTTCAGGTACATGGACTGGAAATGCTAGTACAGCAACAGCATTAGCAACTGGCAGAACTATTGCCCAAACAGGAGATGTGGTTTGGAGTTCAGGAAGTTTTGATGGCTCAGCTAATGTAACAGCAGTTGCAACAATACAAGCAGATGCAGTTGACTCGGCAGAGATTGCAAGTGGTGCTATTGACCTAGACCATATGTCAGCTAACTCAGTTGATTCAGACCAATACGTGGATGGTTCAATTGATGGTGCACATATTGCTAACGATGCTGTTGATAGTCAACACTATGCTGCAGACTCTATTGATGAAGAGCATATTGCAAATGATGCTGTTGGTTCAGCTGAATTAAAATCATTAGCAACATTATTGATTATTAACTCGGCAGGAACAACTGTTAATACAATTTATGGAGCAGGAGCTTAATTATAACAACGTCTATTTATATTTTTCTTTTTAAGATTAATATAAATAGACTTAATACAGGAATATAAATAATACTATGGCTGCAAGAACACCCCTAAAATTAAATGGTACAAATGTTAGAGAGATGTCAAGTACCGATTATGATAATATAGTTGCACGAACGGCGTATCTATATTTAACAGACCCGTCTGTTACACTATCCCAAGTTGGAAGTAGTGGTTCATTAGATGCTATGAGTGATACAAGAACCCAAGCAGGTGCTGCAACAACTCATGCGAGTAGCTTCCGTTCTGAGGGAGATACACCTAATGTAGAAACAGTTACAGTATCATATGATAAAATTACTGAAGCAACAGCTTCGTTATCGGCACCAGCTGATACGAACAATATAAGATTTCCAGTATATATTACTTCTGGTAATATTAAAGCAATGACTCTTCAGGAAATGTATGATACATATGTTAGTGATGCAGTTGATGCGATTATAGCAGCACTACCTTATCAAATAGGTACATCTACTACACCGCCATCTGGATATACTAATGTTTCAACAACAGCAGTGTTTACAGATACACGTGCAGATGCTGGTGCATATAGTGCTGGTGGTATTACTGAAACACAAGACCAACCAACTACTATAACTAATTATTATCTTCATAGAGCTAATGGTTCATCTACAGCATACAGTGCAACACCAATGTATATTGATTCTAACCAAAATCTTAAAGAATATACATCTGCAGAGTTTGATGCTATTATGAAAGAAGTAATTAGATATACAACAGTAAATGATAGTGGTAATACAATGAGATTTTTTATTGATGGTTCAGGTACATCATTAGGTACTGGTATGGTTAATACTAAATTGAATAGTTCTACATACGCACAAAGAGAAGTGGGTGGAGATGACTATCGAACACAAGAGTTCCCGGCTGGTTCAGCGGCAACTATTTCAACATACTATTTAAAAGCGAGGAAAGTATAATGTCGACAATGATTAATAAAGACAACTATGTCTCAGCAACTTTTCTTGATGCTGAGAGAAAAAATATTGAGGTTCTCCTTAATATGGACCATACAGCTGAGAAAGAATTAACACCACATGTAATTGAAGCTGATGAAAGTAATAAAGAATATCAAGCATTATTAAAGCTTGTTACTGAAGACGAACTTCATGAACAAACGTGGGAAACTAAAAAGGCAGAGAGCGAAGCTTTCATTGCAATGGCAAGACATGTTATTGCTGATGAATTTAATGAAGCAGAGGCAGTTGCAAATAATGCAGTTGATATTGATTCATTATTAACAAAGACTCAAATCTATCCTACCATTGTTAATACTATTTTTACTAACATGGAAAATGAAGACCACCTATTTGCTTTGAAGCTAGCGTTATTTGATATACAAGAAATTAGAGAATCAACTGATACTAGTAATAAGACAGCATTAAGGAAAGGTAAAAATAAAATTGATGTATTACAAAAAGCATTTCAAATTGTTGGTTTAAGAGAACATCAGTCTGATGACCCAGCTGTTTCAGATCCTAAAGAGAATGCGGCAGAACTAGAAAAAGTTGAAGCTGAACCTATGGAGTCTGGAGATTTAGGTGCTGGGGTTAAAGTAGAACCTCCTGCTAAAGTTCTGAAAGCAAGAAAAGCAGGCCAAAGAATAACGACTGGTCAAAAACCGGCTAAACGTAAAATGACTGAGGCTCAGCGTAAAAAAGCTGGACTAAATAAAACTTAAGAAGAAGGCATGAAATAATTAGACCACCAACCGGTCCAGCCTTCTTCCATTAGGTGATGTAGTTGACCTAATGTAACTATCCCCATCGCAGCATGTGGTTCAGAGGTATCTATCTTTGGACATACTGGGTCGAATATATTATATTCAATTTCTTTATAATAAAACTCATCACTCCCTCTATTATATTTTCTCATATAAACATCTGCATAAGGCCAGAACTTTTCCCATATATGAGATACATCACCAGTCCAAGAAACAATAGATGAGTTAAGAGGTGTGTGTCCAAAGTCTGGCCTCCACCACTTATCATCTAACAATGTAAATTTTTCTCTCCATAAGTTTGGTAACTTCTTATAGATAACTACATCTAAATCAAAATATAAATTCTGCCCATCTCTAAACCTATCATACATTTGGAATTTATTATACCAGTTACCATATAAGTTTTCTTCAATAACTTCAAAGGTATCATACTCTAAACCAGAATGAGTGTCTATCATATACTTTAAGTTATCAACATGCCATTGAGTAAACTTATCACCAAACCTACAACAAATTATTCTTTTCATTTCCAATAGTCCTTAACCCATCCGGTGTTATGTATAGTATTATCTGGTCCTAACATATGTACTACTTTGATATTAGGATGTACATCATCTAAAATCATGTAATCAACATCAAATTTTTCACAATACTTTTTATTAAGTTTAATGTTTTTAAAATAATCATCACTATGATATTTAACTATCCATTTCTCTGGTGTTGTATGTACGTTTGCTTTAGCTTCCCAAAACACTTTCCAATTAACATAATTTTGTTCTCCATAATATTTGTAATGAACAACTTCATCATTGAAAAATTTCATTTGCCAATATTCAGGTGCTGAAATAAAATCATCCCATACATATGACAAAGTTCCAGATTTAAATTTATAAAACCCACCATTTGTTTCTAATGCTAATCCATGTTCTATTAATTCTTCTGAGTTCCACCATATACCATAAGTAACTAATTCACCGTCTTCTACAGGGTGTCCTATAAGTTCATCAACATTGCCTGTAATAACTTGGTCAATATCCATTACTATAATATCATCACCTGGATTTTGATATGCATAGTGAGGAGAAAAGAATTTTAGTTTATGCCAATGTAATTTAATATTGCTATTATAATTATATGGTAGTACTATATCTGCTTTAACATTAGGATTATCACTTATGCATATAGATTGAAATGGAATGCTTGAGTTTCTTCTTATACTATCAAATAATTTACCTACATAATCTGGAGTATATTTATTGCCAAAGTATACTGTACATATTTTAAGCATCTAACCTTCTCCATACACAATCAAAGTCTTTACAGATTGCATGGACTATTTTTGTTTTAGCTGGAATGAAACGTTGCTTGTCAAAGAAGTAATGCCATTCATCATCAAGCCATTGTACATTAATATTATTAACTCGTAATTTATATGAGAAAATAGTTTCGTTATCATACCTAAACATATCAAGAATGTTCTGAGGATATAAACCACTATCTGCATATGCATCACTTCTTAATGCTGTCATCATTTCTATTATATGTTCAAACCCACCAAAGTAATCTAACTGCTTTATATGTTCTGCATTTGCACCAATGATTCCAGTATTGATTACATCATTAGCAATAGGGTAACCACCATCTATTAACATAGCTTGACAATTATAATATTTTGCTGATGGACTTCTAATACCATGATTAAAATTTAAAGCATCTCTCTTAATAACCTTATTATTATTATCAAGAACACATATACCTTTTGACAGATCCCAAGCATCAAAGAAACTTTCAGTAGTTAAAGGTACAGCATCAAAATCTAAATATAAAATTTCATCATAAAAATTTGCTAGTTCACATAGGATATGTATCTTATAAAAATTTATTACTTCATATCCAGTTAATTCAGGAAAGTCTTTAAGAAAATTTTTTTCAAATGTTTGATACTTCTCATCATAAGTATACATCTTAAAAGCAGCACCTATATACTTAGCGTATTTTCTTTTATTTTCAAGGAGCCTATTATAATGTCCTTGGAAAGCATCAACTGTTTCAGTTGCTTTCTCTATTGAATCATTTTTATTTGGTGAAGTATATTTTGAATTACCAAAATGTTCAGTGGCCGGTATGTTGACATAAATAGTATAAACTATTCTTTTCATAGCTTTCCTATTAACATATATCTAGTACCTCTCTCATCTTCTAATTCATCCTCTACTAATACCTCTGCTTCAGAAGGTAGTTGTCCTTTAAATTCTTCTATACTATTTACACAATTAATATGACCTGGTATATCAATCATATTATTAGAAGTAAAAGCAAAGTGAGCAGTAGGTTTAACTCTACTCCACCAAGGTATCTTATAACATTTATGAGCAAGCCAATCAGGTACAAACTTATTATCTTTCCATATTGACCTTGGTCCTATTGGTCCCCAAAGATACATTGGCTTCATATGTTCACATGAAGTATTAATAAATATATCTGCAGTGTCAAACATATCTCTATACTCTTCAAACACATCACCGGTTATCCAATCAACTTTATGGTCTTTATAAAATAATCTATTCCGACCTATTGTAATAGCTTGGTCATCTTCATCTATACATGTAATCTTTTTTACTTTATCTGATATTAATGGTATAAGAACACTTCCATACCAACAACCAAATATAACAACTTCAGTATCTTTATTTAAAAGATTTAATTTATCTAAGTGATTAACTAATAGTGATTTAGCTTTAACTTGATTGGCGCTAAATGAATCGAATATATCTTCTTTACGTTCAGGTTCATGTTCAAATATAGTAAATATATTTTCAAGTAATTTAAACTTTATCGTTGAAGGTTGATTAGATAATTCTAATATGTTTTTAATATATGTTAATTCTTCTCTTTCTATCATTAGTCCCATCCATCATGTGTTACTTTTTTAATTAACATCCAATCATTAATTACTAATACATCTATAGCAGTTTCTCTAAACGTTCTAATAGCATGCCAAGGTTCTTCTACAATAGGTTCTTGAGAATTAAAGCTAGTATTTAATAGTATAGGTATTCCTACTAATTTATAAAACTCATGAATCATATCATAGTACTTCTCATTTTGTTCTCTATTCACTGTTTGTATTCTTGCTGTTCCATCAACATGTGTTACACCAGGAATCTTATCAGATTTAACTGGCATAATTCTTGACATATACGGAGATGGTTGATTAGTATCAAAGTAGTCTTGATAATATTCTTCCATTACAACAGGAGCAAATGGTCTAAAGTCTTCTCTCATTTTTATTGTACTATTAATAATATCTTTTATGTCAGGATTACGTGGGTCTGCTAATATACTTCTATTACCCAATGCTCTATTGCCACTCTCAGATTTACCTTGAAACCAACCTACTGTTTTACCATCAACTATTTGTTGAGCAACTCTTTTCATATCAAGAGGTTCCCATAATAATTCTTCATATCCCCATTCAAAATATTTATTTTTTCCAGGTTTCCAATCGTATGCTTTACCAGAGTAAGTATCTACTATATGCTTATTATTATTTAATACATAGTCAGCATGTTGATACACCCCACAAGCTTGACCTTCATCACCTACAGCTGGAGGTACATAAACATTCGTCCATGTTTTAGTAAACTCTTCATTCATATAACCATTATAAGATACACCACCAGCAACACAAAGATTCTCTGAGGTTTTAAGTGGATAAACAAATTCTTTTATTTTATCTATTGTGAATTCTTGAAGTGTGAATGCTAAATCTTGTTTCCTATATCTCTTTAAGTCTATATGGTCAAATTTTTCTTGCTTCTTTTCTGTTATTTCACCAGCAAGTATTAATTCAAATAGACTATAAAAATAATCATTCCTTTGACCGTAAGCAGATAGGCCCATAAGTTTACCAGCTCCTAATGTACCAAACCCAGTTAAGTTTGCCATGTGATTCCATAACCAACCAATAGGTAATACATCAGATAAATCGGTCATTACATTATTCTTATCAAAGAAGCAACATCTATATCTATTACCAATACCATCAATAGCTAATTTATCTGATTGCTCAAAACCTGAATTAATAAAGGCATAAGCAGCATGTGATTGATGATGGTCTATAAAGTATATCCCATCTTTATAATAATGGTCCCATAACTTTTTAGGTTGCCAATCAAATATCTCGTCATGGCCTTTTAAAACTGTTTGAAGCAAAGGTTCCTTTGACATTCTTACACCACCATAAGTATATGTAAATGCTAGTATACTATCATCTTCTTTTTTAAAATACTCTTCAGTAAATTCATCATTCAATCTATAGTCATTAGGATTTAATACATCTGATTGATGAGCATAAGCTTCTGCGAAATATGGCAAGTTATGTTTAAATCGTGTTTGTCTTTCTCTTTGATTATGCCATACTCCATCATATGTGTTATGGTCATGTAAGTTTAATGCTACTGCTTTTATTTTATTTATTCAATAAGCTCGCGTATTTTTTTAATGGGAAGTGTCCTTTAGGTTGTACGTATTCTGTACAGGTTACACAATAGTTTTCATATTTAAATAATCTGAAGTTCATCATCTTATCTACATTCTCTTGAGTAATTTCAAATTCTTTAGAGGTGATAGCATTATTTGCAAACTTTTTACTACAATGTACTAAGTTTTGATTTTCAAAATTAATAACAGGTACCATAGGGAATGCTGCACACATCTTCCTATCTATCTCTGCTGCTTGGGCGTTTAATCGTATCTCTTGAAAATCAGGTGCTCTACCATTAAACTCTTTCCATAAAGTATTCTTATGGTCTAGCTTTTCCATTGCTTCTGGATATAGGTGCTTATATTTCTCAAAGTTAGGTGTCTTAATAACTAAGTTATAATTGTTAAATTCATTTTCATCATGGAAGTCATATGACTTTGGTCCTAATAAAGATATCTCATGCTCATAAAAATCTAATATGAAATGCTCAACATATATTATATCAGGATCTGTTAATACTTTTGGGTACCTTCTCCTTACTGTTGAGTTAGATAATACCTCACATACATGATTAGGATTACTTTTAATTTCTTCAATAACTTCAGGTAAATTTTTTATTAATCCAGGTTCACCACCAAGTATGTTACATCTTGTTTTATAGTTTCTTAAATAATATAATGTTTTCTTTAAGAACTCCATGTCAACTGTTAGGTTCCTTTGTTCCAAAGTATAGCTAGTACAATAATGACAATCCTTATTACAAGACATTGACAAAAAGAAGTCTATTGCTAAATAATTATTTTGAACGTCTTTTAAATCTATCATACTAAAAATTTACCATCGCTTTGTCTAAGATTTCTTGCATCTGAATCATAATTGTGCCAATACGGTTGTTGAGGATGCCACAAGATTTTATCATGAATAAATTTATTAAATGCTGAATCTAATTTTTGCTTAGGGCCATCTTTAAATTCAGCATCCCACGCGTATGCAGGTAACTCATATATTTTTTCTACTAAGTAATAATATATATCTTCAACTTCTCTAGCACCATCTTCATATTTAAGCCGACACTTATCACCTAATATTTTTTGCATATTAACATATAGTTGCTGGTACTTATCATCAATAGAAACCATATTGCCTTCATCATCTATTTTAACAAGTATATTGTTTACTACTTCTATCATACTGATAATAAAATTATATTATTAACGTTATCTATTTCTTCATCTGTTAAATAAGGATTCATTGGTAATGTTAATATAGTTTCACTTATTAGTTTTGCATTTGGACAATTATCTTTTCTATGTATAATATTTTCATACATTGGATGTTCACATATAGGTTTAGGGTAATGTATTCCTGATTGTTCTATTCTTTCTTTAATAGTATCTCTTAACTCTTTACTCTCAAACCTAACAACATATTTATGATAAGTATGGATTAATCCAGGCTCAGGTTTTTGTATATGAACTGGTAAATCTTTAAGTACAGCGTCATATCTCTCAGCAATAACTTGTCTTTGGAAATTCCACTTATCCATCTTCCCTAATCTAAAATTAATAAACTCAGCATTCATACCAAGCATCTTAGAATTATATCCTAATACTTCATGTTCACCATGCTTTCTTAATTTTCTAAATAACACCGCTTGTTTTTTATTGTCTGTAAGTATAGCACCACCTCCAGCAATACCGGCAACTTGTTTATTAGCATTAAAACTAAATGTACTAATATCTCCTATGTTACCTGCTATCCATCCATTGTAATTAGAACCTAATGCTTGACAAGCATCTTCAATAAAGACAATATTGTTTTGCTTACAGAACTCTCGTATTTCTGCAGTGTCAGATATACTTCCAAATAGAAATGGATATACAATTGCTTTTGTTTTATCACTCACCATCTCTTCAATACTTTCAAGTGATATGTGATATGTATGTAAATCTACATCACAAAATACTGGTGTGGCACCAGCTAAAGATACACATGATGCTGATGATATCCAAGAGAAGCTAGTCACTAATACTTCATCATCAGGTTTAAGACCTAAACTTAATAAAGAAAATGTTAAAGCATCTGTTCCACTAGCACAAGCAACTGCAAACTTTCTACCAGTTAATTCTTTTAAACTCTTCTCAAGAAATTCTATATTTCTTTCTTGTTCTTTTTGCATTACGCTATCAAAGAGTTTTAAATACTCTTCTTTGTTTTCTAAATATTCTCTATCCCAACCCGTCATAAATATTCTCCGCTTTTTGTTTTATATATTCCATAATCTTTACTTGGCCTTTAGCATTAGGGTGATCGTCTAACTTATCTATAATCCAAGGTAATTTGTCTTTTTTCGCTTTACCTAAAATTGCATTATTAAGTATAAACCCTCCAAGCTCGCTTGCCATTGGCCAACCTATAAATTTTTCAATATCAATAAGATGTTCATGTTCACTAAGTATTCTTAAAATATTTTTTTCATCTTTTTGTTTATTACCTGGATATTTTATTGCATCTTTTTCCCAGTCTAATCCTTCAAGAAATACTTCCCCTTCTGTAGGCTTTAATCCATTTAAGAAATTTCTATATGGATGTACCATACAAAATTGCATATATGGTATGTCATACCTTTCACACATTATTTGTAATCCTAAAAAATTTCTAATACTTTTACGTAACCAACCCATTAAGTCACCAGCTGGTTGTACTCTTTCACTCAACCAACTATATCTAGCATTAGTATGAGCCCATTTTGCATGACCTTCAGTTATCTGATAATCATATCTATTAGCTTGTGACCATGAACCTATAACCATTCCTATTTTAGATTTGTCTTCAATATTCATTATTATATCTTGTAATGTTGAGTAAATATACTCATTCCCTTGGCCACCTCGCGAGCAATTGATAATTTCCATATTCCATTTTTTTGCTAATAGCTCAGGCCACTTAGGCCATGATACATCCATGTCTGGGTAACAAGAAGATCTAAAAGTTTTATCACTCCAACTATCACCACTTACTATTAATATTTTTTTGTTTGACTTAAATGTTATATCTGGATTTGTAAATGGAATATTCTTTTTTACGTTTCCATACTTTTTAAGAAATTTTTTATTTTCTTCATAATTCATACAAATCCTTTACTGTCTCCACCCATATTGTCTTTATGAAAATGACTCTTACCGCAAAAAGTTTTACATTGTCTAGGAGCATTCATAGGGTCATCACCTAATCCTTTATAAAAATTTTGCCAAGTATCACTCATAAAAACATCTTTAATATCTTCAGCAGTATGAAGATTATCTATATGAAATTTCTCTTGATAAAATCCACGTTTCTCCATTGACTCTACCCATTGGTCTTTCTCACAACATGGAATAAAATATCCCATACTATTAAACATTATATCTTTTCTTAATTTAGCTAAACAGTCAGCGTCTATTTCAAATTCATCAATAGTAGGCCTATAAACTTCCATAGCACCAACACTTCTTCCAATATTAATAGGTATTTCTATATGGTCTTGTCTTTGGTCTGTTCTATGTTCAGAAGATGGTTCATATACTCTCATATCTTTTGCACCTTTCCATCTATCATCTACCCATCGAGATGAATGCATTTCCTGAAAAGGTATTCCCCATTGCGCAGCCATAAGCTTACCTTCGTCAATATGGTATTGATTATATTTAAATACTATCCATTGCCACTCAATATACATCTGCATCTCTTTAGCAAGCTTCATTATTTCCCAAACCTGTTTGCCATTTTGGTTTTCTCTATATTTATGAGATTCTTCTGGTAAACCATCTAAAGCAAATATCCATTTCCATTTTTTTTCACCTTGACAAATTTTGAAAACATCTTTCCACCATTCCATTGTTTTGCCACTACCATTAGTATGGAAACGAACTCTCATCTTTCTACCTTTCAAATACTTTAATGTCTTTATAAAATCCGGATGATAGATTGGATCTGATAAGTTTCCACAGAATTGTACCATATTAAAGACATCAAATATAACTTTATATTTTTCAAATGGAATATTATATCTACGGTCCCAAGCTTGTGATTTATATTCCGGACTACCAGGTTTCATTTGAAAACGCATCATACACCCACCACATCGTAATCTACAACCAATGCCTGCTTCGAAATTTAATTCGTTATCAAGAAGCCAATTTATATCTTCATAAGTTTTCATAAAATTCTATTATATATTCTCCGATTGCTTTTTGTCCTAATCTATTAGGGTGGTAGTCTTTTTCTGATATATATAATCCTCTTTGTGCTTTTTGTTTTTGACTATCACCTATTATTTTATTCTCTAAATCAAAACCACCTATGTTATATGATAGTGGCCATCCTATAAATCTATTAGTATCTATAATGTTTTCATAAGATAGTATAATATCTAAACATCTTCTAATTGATTTTTTAACTTTTGTTTTCTGATGACGATTGGTTTTCAAACCATCAAGCTTGTCTTGATCATTTTGAAAATGGAACTGTTTATTATTCCACCAATCTTCAAATAAATGTCCAGTTTGAAATTGTAAATATGGTAAGTCATATCTTTCACAAAGTATTTGAAAGCTATGCATCTCTCTTAAACTTTTTTTTGTATGACTTTCTATATTGTTCTTATGATCTCTCATGTCATTAATATTAGACATCCATGAATGTTTCTGATAAAATTGTCCAGAGATACTATCCATTGGATGATTGCTAAGATTTCCTTTAAAGCTTTGCCAATCTCTTCTATGAGCTTGACTCCAACCAGCTATAACTAAACCTATTTCTTCTTTAGGTGTTGTAGTAATTTTATCTAATAATGTTGAGTATACAAACGTATTCCCTTGTCCACCTCTAGCTAAGCAAACTAATTCCATATCTAAATGTTTAGCTACATACTCTGGCCACTTAGGCCAAGACGTATCCATTTCAGGATGTGCTGAAGACCTAAATTCTAAGTCTGAAACACTATCACCACTAACTATTAATTTTTTCTTCATAGTCATTATAAGATTTTAAAGTTCCATTATAACCAGGAGGTGGCTTTCCTACATCTGTTAAATGATTTAATGGATATAATTTTTCACCAAATGCCCATCTTCTTTCATGACACCAGAAACATTTACCACATACTCTTGTAAAGCCTTGTGTAGCCCATGCTGTCCCAGTGCATGATTTAGTATGTGGATAAATTTCTTTAAGTAAAAATTCATGTGAAAAATATATATCGGCAATAAACTTTTTATCAACATTAATAAATGGTTGATATACTTGATTGAAACATGTTGGCCAGTTATCTTCATGTGTTCGTCGTGGTTCACTCCACCTTATGAATCCATCTTTTATCATCTCTTCTTCAGATGGATTTTTTGACATACCGTCAAATCGTAAAGGCTGGTCATATTTTCTCATAAGAGCTCTTGTGATTCTATCTATTAATAATATCTTTACCATTCCAATAAGTGTCATGTCTTTATATCTATCATAATGTTTTATACAATATCTAGCATCAGCGAAATGTTTAGGGTCTTTGTCATCAAATTCGAATACTTGTATATCTTTTAAATTAGCGTGAGGAAATAATTTTTGATATTTCTCAATAAACATAATAGCTGAATCAGCATCGCCTGGAGCATTTAAATCTCTACATGTATATGGTATCCATTCAATATCTGGAAAATATTTTAAGCAAAGATAAAGTGCCGAAGCAGAATCACATCCCCCTGATAATGAAACTACAACTTGACAGGGTAAACCATTCTTATCAAGTTTAACATCATCTAATTTTTTAAGTTCTTTAATATCAAAAAAAGGTATCGTTATATTATTATATGTTATTTTCATTATGTATTCCTAGTATTTCTCCAAGTCTCTACTTCTTTAGTGACATTAAAATATTCTTCGTTCTTAATTTTCTTAACAGTGTTTTCTTTACTTGGTGCTGGAAAATTACTATAGATATCTTTCATACTATCACGTATATTTCTTGCTTTAGCATCGAATCCTCTATTTGTTTTAACTAACAATAAAGTAAAGCCTTCCTCTTCTGCCATTTCTTTTGCCCTTTCAATTTCATGCTCATTATAACCAAACACTATATATTGCCAAACAATAGCTACACCCATTGATTTACCTAATCGCATTTTATCCCATACTTCATCAAAGTTAGAACCAATACGATACAATGCACTCTTCTGGTCTATTCCATCTACACCAAAGTACCATGCATTCTCATTCATACCATAAGTAAATGCTTCTTCCCACCAAGCTTGAGTATGGACTTTATGAGACTGACCACATGTAGCAATACGTACACCTCTACCAGTACCATCTAGCATTCTTAGGAATTCCATAAAATGGGGATTATAGATTGGGTCTGATATTTGACCACAGAATGTTATGCAGTGTTGATAGTAATCTAATAGCTTTTGAAAATCCTTTGGCTCTAGATCGAATGCTCTCTTAATACGTGGTCCACCTTCTTTCTTTTGACGAAGACATTGTGGACATCTTAAGATACATCTATGCGATGAATCAATGTTGGGCGATCCCCATACTTCATTATGTGTATACCAATCCGCAATGCGATCAGTGGATTGTAATTCTGAAAATCTTGCCATTATATTGTTTCCGTCAAGTATAAATTATTATCTTTCCTTAAGTTACCACATTTATATTTACAATGCTTCATTGCACGTTGTTGGTCGTTTAGTAATGTATGAAAAAAGAAATCCCATTCTTCCGATTTAAATATATCTTCTAGCTTCTCAACATTCTTTACTCGAAGGTGATCATCTTTCAATCCAAAGTATTCTACACCAAAGTCATTCTTTGGATCGTCTAACCAACAGCATGGAAGCATAAAGCCATCAGATGTATAAGCAGCAGGTTTGTGATAAGACTTCGGATTAAAAGTTAAACACCTAGGTTGAATCTTTAATTTAAATTCACCTATATCAAGTTCTTGTGCTTCTTGTTCTTCCTTCTGTTTATTCATTGCTGCTTCTGACGAACTCATTATACAAGCTTTCCATTTAAATATACATCTGTTACACCGTCAAATGTAGGGAAACGATACTTACCATCTAGTTCTCCTGTACGACGATCATCAAAGGGTATATCTTTATTTAAAGTTTCTGCATGTAATCTCCTATCAACTCCTTCATTAGGATATCCAACGCCAATAATAAGTTTAGCATTCATAAGTTTACCATCTGCTCTCTTACCTAATATTTCAGATATTGGATTGGAGTCAAGTGCTGAACATATTCCAGTTTTATATCCCATCATCGCTGCTGAAAGTATTAATTGACCAACTGAAATTCCAATTGAGAAATCTATTTGCTCTTCATAAATTGATAAAATATTTGGTGATGCTCCATTCTCTTGAGCCATGAAGTGGGTACCACCTCTTACTGTACGACGATCTTCAGTATATACAAATATAGCATTTGCTAATATCTGAGAATTTTTTACAGAGTATTCATCGTCTTGCCAAAACTCACCATCCCTATCTTCAAACATACCTTCAGTATGAAAATCACTACCATCGTAACCATCTACTTCTGCATCTTCTGATACAGGGAATAAAGAAAACTTTTTAGTGTTATTATATATTGCTCTTATCTTTTCAGGGTCAGTGAAAACATGTAAAGCAAAATGAGTTTCCATTTGTTTCTTTGGAGAATTTTGAGCAGCATATATTAGTGCATCCAAATCTTCCTGAGGAATTTGTTTATTTAAATCATAATTCCTTTGTGCTTGTTTAGATACTTTTACAGCATCCATTATTTGTTGATTCATAATTTTCTCCTTTTTATGTATTTATAATGTCTAGCCATGGATATTTAGGTCGATGATATTCTTCTAATTCTGGGAATACTTCAAATAAATCCATTTCCCATTTAGTTCCTTTATAATGTTTGTCATTCATAAGTAGATAATCTAATGTGTCTTGATAATCTAAATCTTTTCCAAAGTCTGGTCTATTAGGTACGAGACCTTTAGGCTCTTCTTTTAATACATTCTGTATATCTGGATAGCCTTCATAAAATGGAATAAGTTTTTCTTTTAATGGTTTGGGTAATACATTAGCACATAACTTAGCAGGGCTTCTAATGTTTGACCAATTTATTTGATTAAATAATTCATCATGTTCACCAAACCAATCTAGTAATTCCCAAAATCTAAGTACAGATAAGAAAGATATTGCTCCATTTATATTTACTGTTACATTTGGATATTGACGAATATGTTCTATATTCCTAACTATTTCTTCCCAATTAGACCTACGTCTTATATAATTATTTGCTTTACCTATTGAATCTAATGACACTGTAAATTCAAATATATGAAAGTGAGGAATAAATTTTGAAATCTTTATTTTTTCAAACTCTAATGTAGACATATTCGTTTGATATTTTACTGTCATATGTTTAGCTTCACCTGATTCAACTATTCTTTCTAATAATCTATAAAACTTTTTCATTACTAATGGTTCACCACCAATTAATTTTAGATTATATATGTATGGAGCTATACTAACGATATCTTCAATAATATCATCTATTGTATTTTGGTCTAATTTCTCTGGTGTTGTTTTAGCAAATTTAGTAAATATTTTTTCATCTTTTAAATCATCAGAATGTATTGTAGCTAACCTAGTACTAGAATCATATGGAATACACATATAACAATCTAAGTTACAAGTGTTTCCAAAAGCTTTTACTTGTACCTCAAGTAATCTTTCTTTAAATGTAATCCTATTATCTCTTTTAAATTCCTCTACAGCATTACGTATACGTGGCCAAAGTCTCTTATCGTTTGATTGAATTTTTAAAGCAGCTTGACGTCTTGACCTTCCAAAATATTTTTCTTGGTATCTACAATTTTTACATACTTTTTCTGCAAGTTTAAGTGGGGAATTAGGAGTAGTCATTTCTGCACGTAATTCATTTAGTAAAGCATCTTTACTATAATATTCTGTGCCTTTTATGTTTTTAATATTTGGACCTATATTTTCTTCAGCCCAAGAACATGGAATAAGTTCACCTCTAGTACTCGTATAAATCATTTGAAATGGTGCAGTACAAAACCAAATCTCTTCATCTTTAATTTGATTTTCTAAGTTAGGGACATTTTCAAACCACTTACTAGTATCTACTTTGCCACCACCCAAGAACTTATCACCAGGGCCACCTTTAGTTAATTTATTTGATGACATTTTTCTTTTTACGCTTACGCTTAGCCTTTGGTTTAATAAATGGTTTTCTATCTTCTTTTGGTATATAATATTCTTCTAACTCTGGAAACACATCAAACAATTGCATTTCCCATTTAGTTCCATTATAATATTCATCTGCTTTTAATAAGTAATCAAAAGTATCTTGAATATTTACTTCTCTATCTGCTGGCATTTCAAGAGCTGCAGTAATATCAGGCCAACGTGTATACTTAGGTATTAAATCTTGTTTTATTTTCTCTGGTAAATTATTTACTCTTAAATGTATTGGACCTTCTAATAACGCCCAATTTATTTGATCGATAATAGGATTTTCCAAACAAAAATCAATTACTTCATAAAATCTCATTACGCTTAGGAAAGAAACTAAACCGTTAAAGTCTACATTGGCATTATCGTATTCTCTACAATACTCACAATTCTTTACAACCTTATCCCAATCAGTTCTTCTTCTCATGTATTCAATAGTTTTACCAACACCATCAACAGATGCTACCATACAAACAAGTTTAAACTTTGGAATATAATTAAAGATGTTATGTTTACCTGCTTTAGTTTCTGTTAGGTTTGTTTGATATTTAATTACAATATTTTTAGCTTCATCTATTTCTATTAACTTATCGAGTAATTCATAATGTTTTTTCATAATTAAAGGTTCACCACCAATAATTTTAATGCTTCGTATATATGGTGCTAAAGCAATAGTTTGGTCTACCATAGATACTGTATTAGTTATTTCATCATTCTTCTTTATATGGTCAAGAAAATGTTCACCTTCACGGTCATATGATAATGAAGCTAGTGGTATTCTCATTGTACCATCTTTATCTATTACAACATCTTCATCATTATATATTTCATTCTTATCTTTTGATACCCATCTAAGTTTCTCTTTAGCTTCATCATCTAATTTTTCAAATATTGCATCACTCCATACATCACCTTCAATAGCAACCTTTTGACGAATTGTAGAATTAGCATGTACACACATGTAACAATCTAAATTACATTCAGAACCATAAACTTTTAATTGGACTTCAAGAATTCTTCCACCGTCCATCATATGATATTCCCCAGACACTTCCATCATCTTTATCATCTGTTCAACTTTCTTCCAATAGTCTGCATCATTAGAATGAATTTTCATACAAGCAGTTCTTCTAGACCTTCCATATCTTTCTTCATCTGCTATGCATCTTTGACAAGTTCTTTTAGTTTGTTCGAATTTAGAATTTGGATCTAGCATTTCAGAACGAACTTTATTTAGTTCATCACTATGCATCCACTCTTCTAATGAAGTGTTTAATACACTATGTTTTTCTGATTGAGTTGCAAAACAACATGCTTGATACTTTCCATTTATTTCCATATATACTTGAGTAAATGGAATATCACAAAAGAAGAGCTCTTGGCTTTTTGCTTTTTCTGATAATGTTCCTTCACCTAATAAATTTGGGATAAAGTCTTGTGTATTTGGGTCAAACATATAATCATTAGCAAACCATTCAGTCGTATCAACCTGTCCGCCAAGTAAAGATGTTTTAAAGTTGTGATCGCCTGGACCACCTCGTGTCATAAACCCAGGTAATTTTTCCATTTCATTCTCACTCATAATCCTTCTGTAACCTCCGGTCCAAGAAAAAGTTCAATATCAATTTTATCAATTAGATTTTCTTCTTTTATAGTTTTATATAATAATGTAAATGAATGGAGATTTTTTTCAATAGTATTAACACCACCAACTTGATAGTCAGCACACATAGGAAGATATATTATTACATCATATCCAGCTTTCGCCCATTGTATTGCAGAATAACCAGTCGATCTTAAAACGCAACCAGTAGTATTGCAACCTCCTATAATAACTTTATTTACATTATATCCTTCTACTTCTGCTAAATTTATAATATCTTCATAAGTTAAACCTGCATCAGGGTCAATGGTTATCCATTGATGTTGACCATTTGCAAATTGCATTTTTTCTACTTCTGAAGTTTTTGGTTGTTGGTCATGATTATCTGAAAAAATTAAAAACGATTTGTCTGGATACAAATCTCCAAAACCATAAAGCATACTATTTAAATATGAATAACGAAGATTATTCATATATTCATCGGCTATAATTGGGTGACCTTCAAAGTCAATTAATAATATAATATTTTTATCAATCATAATATTTAGTTATATTAAATAAAGCGAACTACATCCTCATATTCAGGTTTCCTATCTTCCAAATCACTTTGTGGTTCAAACTTTTTCTGCCACTCTCTCTTAGATACTTTACACTTACCAATAGTTTGCATTAATAAAACAGGATGTTCTACACCTTCAATATCTTCCCAACCATCTTCGTAATCACCTGGGAAACAAAGAGTTGTTGAAGTATCTAATCCTTCTTCTAAAGCAAATGCTCCTAAGTTAGCAGCAAACATTCCAACTTCTACAGATACACCTCTAGCAATATTTGGCATTTCTGATAAATGCATTGGTTCATAGTAGTCTCCACCCACTACATTTTTCCTATACATTTCATTTGGTTCACAAAGTCTTTGACTATAAACTATGAGGTAAGGTGCTGTTTTTACATGATTAAAGAAAATATTTTCACCTTCTCCATCATCCCATTCAGTAAAATCATTATCTATAACACCTGGTGTAGTTTTAGTTCGTGGGATATGATTTTCATTAGTCATCTTTTTATTTTGTTTAGATAACTGCCAAATATTCTTACTCATTGGCATTTGTTGTGGTCCATATACATTTACATGATATGGCATAAAGTTATTTTTTGAAGGTGTAACCTTCCATGCTTTCCATAATATTTTTTCTACCAATGATTTTTTAGGATGATCAGCATGCCATTGCATTACATGTCTTCTACTATCCAATAATTCTAACGCGTCCATTTTATTTCTCCTTATATATTTGTGGTTCAACTACCGTTTGTAGATAGTGAGGTTTCAGTTCAGGGAATACATCTAATACATTCATTTCCCATTTTGTGCCTTTGTATGCTTCATCTGCATCTATACAGTATTTATATAATTCTTTAGGTTGAAAATTTTCCTCAGCTGGTAATCTAAGAAGTGTAGCAATTTCTTTCATATGTGGAATATCTTCATATATAGGAATTAATCTATCCTTTATATCTTGTGGCAAATTATTAGCTTTCATTTGCTGTGGGAAATCTATTGGCCACCAATGATTTTCCATTCCTTCGAAATGTTCTGCCATTTTATATAAATGTAATACACTAAAAAATGTAACTACAGAATTTAATTCAAGTCTAACATTTCGATATCTTAGGAATTCATTTATATTTTCTACAATCTCATTAAAGTTTCCTCTTCTTCTAATATAATCATTATATTTTCCAACTCCATCTAAAGATACTGTGATTAAAACTGTTTTAAATTTTGGAATATAATCAAAAATATTATGCTTACCATGTTTAGTTGTAGTTCCATTTGTTTGATATTTTAATTGTATATTTGCAGCATCACCTGATTCTATTAACATATCTAATAATTCATAATGCTTTTTCATAACAAGTGGTTCACCACCAATAATTTTTAAATTATAAATGTATGGACCAAGTTCTACAATCTGCCTATTGATTTTATCTACTGGTTTTTTCTTCATAGCTTGTCGAGATTGTTCCCTTCTATGAAATTCATCACCCCAAACAACCGCGTTGTATACACCATTTTCAAATGCCATTTTAGTTCGTATAGAAGAACTGAAGTGGAAACACATATGACAATCTAAATTACATTCTATACCAAAAGATTTTACTTGAATTTCAAGAATTCTCTCTTTGAATATATATGGAGATGTGTTTGCACTATTAATAACCCTATCCCAAAATAAATTCTCATCAGCATCTCTATAAAGTTCATTAGCAATCATTCTTCGAGACCTTTTAATATTAGTTTCATCATTTATACATTTACTACAATGTTTATTAACAGTTTCAAAAGAAGAATTTGGATCTGTCATTTCACTACGAAGATTTTCCATTATATCTCCAGTCATCCATTCTTTAAGTGAAGTATTATATAAATTATGTGTTGTAGAACGTACAGCGAAATTACATGGAGCATAATTACCTTCTTCATCAGTGAATGCCATTATATGGGGTATAGAACAAAACCAAATATCTCCATTATCAATAAGTTTTCTTATTGCTTCTTTATTTACAGAAAATATTATATCATCAGGTTGTGGTAAATTACCAAACTGTTCTCTATGATTTGCTGAAGCTAACTCAGTATGTATTGCTATCTTACCTTTAAATGTATTCAGAGCAGTTATGATAGGCCCAATATCTTGGTTCTTTAAACCGCGTTTCCAATACCAATAACCACCATCTTGGACAGGATTGGTTCGATGATAAATTATTTCTTTCCCTAACCATCTACACTCTTGAAATAATCTTGGAGCAGGGTCAAATGTATCTTTAGTATAAACATATGTTTTGAATTTACCTAATAAATTAGGAACAGGAGATTTTAGATTAGTATTTTTTAAATCTAAATATTTAGCTTCTTGATGATAAGTTAATATACCGTGGTCAGGATAATCGCTTATTACTTTTTGTACTGTTTTATAATACTCTCTATTAGTTCCTAAGAACAAATGATCGAATTGAATATCTTCTTCAACTTCTTTGTATATAGGGAAATGTATTATCTTTTCAAAATGTTCTGCGTCCTTTGGCCCATTAGGATAAACATCAGTGTCACACAAATTAATAATCCTTTTTGGATTAAAAAAGCTTAAAGCTTTAGGATATTTTTTAGGGTGATTTTCTGAATAAACAGAAATTAGTTTTTTTGAAAATAAAGCTTTGAGAGATAATTGTTGGTTATTACTATAATCATTCCAAGTCATATGAGCTAGTGTCATCATACTATTACCTAATATCATTGACACATCATCATCACCAACAAATATATTATTAACTTCTACATTTTTACAATGAATATATTTATCTGAAATAGATTGAGTATAATCACCTGATGTAAAGTCACGATGGGTGATAATACAAAGCCTAGTATCTATACCCTTTTCGTTTAGGTGGGAACAATATTCATAACTATAGAATAATAATCCATCTGCTGGTTTACTGGTACATACTATGTTTAACATCTGCTATCAAATCAATTAATTATAGTTCTATTTATATGTATAAATACTAGTATAAATTTAAATTTGAATAGTGATGGAACAACATTTATTATATTCTTATCTTTCGGTATATGGAATACAAAGTGAATTAAATCTGAGGTTAGATGACCCTGAAGGTTTTATCGATTGGACAGAAGAGAACTTTGAATACGTAAGATATAATCCTAGAAAACCTATCGACCGATGGGGATTAAGCATAACAAGTTACGATGGTGGACTAAGCGGTATTCCTGACTTAGATAGTTTGGGAGAATATTGCGCAGAAAATAATGTATCTCTTGAAGAGAGCGACTTTAATGTACCAACGGAAGTTTATAAACAATCAAGAGAATTACAAGAAATATTAGAACCATTTAAAGGAAATTATTATAGAACACATATATTAAAATTAAATCCGGGTGGATTCTTTCCTAAACATAGAGATTTAAGGCTAAGTAATTTTGATTCTTTTAGATTAATTATTCCTTTAAAGAATCCATGTGTATTTATAGTAGAAGATAAAATTTTAAATTGGGATATAGGTACAATGTATTTTGTAGATACTTCTAAAGTGCATCAATTATTTAATGCTACAGAAGAGCCAAGTTATTGGTTAGTACTTAATGTTAAATTAACAGAAGAAATATTTAATGAAGTGACAAAACGATTTTTTTATAAAGCATGATAGTAGTACCTATAACAGATGAGTTAATATCAGAACTAGAAGTGTTTTGTAAAAAGGCAGGGGAATTAGGTTATACTAATAATGCTAGTATTAAATTAATGCGTTATGATTGGTGTAAAGAGAATGGCGAATATTATTGTGCTATAGAAAATGATAGAATAATTGCTGTAGCAGGTTGTCATACATTACCACAATTACATGACACTGCTTGGAGAATATTATTTAGAGGATGTGAGTTACCTGGAACATCACCTTATAAAGGATTAAATAAAGGTGATTGGAATAGTATAACACAAAGAGATTTTATTCCTCATTTTATAAATTATTGTCCAAGTAAAGATTTGTATATAAGTACTAATATAAGTAATGAACATTCGGGAAAGGCTTTACGTAATCATAGGTTGATGGGTATATTAGCTAATCAAAAAGATGCTTATTTAAATTATATATGTGATATGGAATTATTTAATTGTAAGCAAACAATTTGGCAATTAAATATTGGTAAATATTTAGAAAGAAGGAGTAAATTATATGAGTAATTGGTTTAATTGGAATCATTTAAAAGAAGCTAAAGTAAAAGCCGGAGGTAAGGGAGGTTACTGGTGGCATTTTAAATTTGCATTTAGTGAAGCTGTATGGTTATTTTTTGCGAGTGTTGGTTCTCTAATACATGCAATTTTTCCTTTCTTAATTGATTTTAAATTACTTAAAGCAAGAATTAAAAGGCTTAAATATCTTAAGTCAAAATTACCCCATGACCCAGACTTAAAGAGGATACATTTCGATGAATAATTTAATTGGATATAAAAACGGAGAGTTCTTACCACTCACACAATGTGGTCCTAGTATATTAGACTTTGGCTTTATACATTGTGATGCTACTTACGATGTAATGCCAATATATAATGGTAAAGCATTTTGTCTTGATAGACATTTAAATAGATTCGTTGCTTCAGCAGAATATTATAAATTACAATTACCAGATGTATATTATCTAGGAATTATTAGAGAACTATATAAGAGAAACCCAATTGATAATGCATTTGTTTGGTTCATGGTATGGAGAGGATATCCAGAATCCGGCAATCCTAGGGATATAGAAAATGCACCAATTAATTTTGCAATGTATATAAAGCCAAGCTATCCTTTGAAAGTAGATGGAGCTCCAATAGATGTTGAACTCTCAGATGGATTACGAGTTAATGATAGTTATTATTGGCAACAATCTAAGAACATGGCTTGGATTGAATTTACTAAAAACCAATTAATTAGGGGTCCTAATTATGATACTGTTGTATTACAAGATAGTGATGGATATATAACAGAAGGCCCAGGATTTAATGTTGGATTTATTTGGGAAAATTATATATACACCCCTCTTAATAATTGTCTTCATGGAGTTACAATGAGTGTGGTTGAAGATATATGCGAAGATAATCCTGGTCAATTTGAACGATGTAATATAAAACCAGATATGTGGAATTGGGCAGATGAAATATTTTTGACATCTTCTTCTGGTGGTATTACTAAAACTCAAAGGAGTGGAAAGGTTACTGAATGGTTACAAGAAGAATATATAAAAAGGACGAAACATTACGATTATGTTACAGAATTATGACCCTTACTATAGGCAGATTCCTAATACCCTTAGCGAAGAAACTAAAAAAGAATTACTTAAACTCGCAAATGAGAAAGATGCTTTTGTTGACATCTCATATAAAATAAGCTTCTTTAAATACCCATCTAAACTTCAAAGGTTTGCTCCTTATGGAGTAGCTCAAATGTTGAGGGTTACTGAAGAAGATAGTACAATACATAAAGATAGAAATAGAACAAATGAGTATGATGGCACTTATATGCCAAGAAATACTGTTATTAATTATCCCCTTACTGATAATCCTTCAAAGACTCTTTGGTATGATGATGATAAAAATTTAGTTACTACTACATCGTATGATAAACATGCAGCTATAATTAATACAGGTGGTTGTTATCATAATGTTGATTTTAAAGATGGTGATGAACCACGTATAGTATTCCAATTATGTTTTGAAGAATCGATGGATGAGGTATGGGATTTATGGAATAAGAATTATGAATAATGAATACGTTTTATCACTTCCCAATTTTATAGATGCTGCTTATGCTAGACAAATAGGTTTAGGAATTATTACGGATGACTGGCTTGCTTCTGATGATACACATGCATTAAAGGTATATACAGACTTTGTTACTATAGATGTTGAGTCAGATCCGTATTTAAAAAGTATAAGAGATAAATATCCAAAGTTATTCCCTTATATTAAAATAATGAAAATGGACCAAGGGCAATGGCCAGCACACATTGATACAATGCGTGAATGCGCAATTAATATTCCTGTACAAAATTGTAATGAAACAAAAGTTACAAGGTTTGGACAACCAGGAGTCGCAGTAGAATCATTAGTCACAGTATTTGGTGATTTAGAAAAAGAATGGCATTCACATGAATATATTACGTTTGTAGAAGAACAAGAGATGGATTTTGAAATTGCAATTACAGTAGCAACATTAATTAATACTAAAAGACCACACCAAGTTATAAACTCTACAGAAACCAAAAGGGTAGTCCTTAGTTGGTCTTATGATGCTCCATTTGAAGAAGCAAAGCAGGATTTACTTAATGAATAAAAATAAATTTAATCAAGTATATGAAAGTAATACTGCTGCATGGGGTTATGAACCTGCAGAATGTCTTAAGAAATGGAAAATAGCATTTCCAGAGAATGCAACTATATTAGATATAGGTTGTGGTTCTGGTAGGAATGCAAACTATCTTGAAAAAAATGGATTTAAAGTATTGGGTTATGATTGGTCAGAAGAAGCAATAAAAAAAGCTCAATCAGAGGGTAATGCTACATTTAGAATTAAAAATATAATGACTGAATCTTGGGGTTTAGGGCAATATGATATTGTTATAGATTTTGGTTGTTTTCATTTCTTTCCTCCAGAATTAAGATCACATTATCACGAACAACTTAATAATGTACTTAAATCTGCTGGCATATATATTAATGAGAGTGCTAGGGTTGATGCTGATATTCAAATAAACCCTAATGATAATTCTCAAAATTATGCTCCTCCTACTCTAACTAAAGATGTATGGGAAGAATTTGATTATTTAAATATTAAAAAACTCGAAGAAAATATATTACCACCACATGGAGACTTTGGTCAATATCCTTGTTGGAATGTATTTGCAAGAAACTGAATGCTATAATATTCAATGAGAGCGGCGACGAATTAATAAGGCGCACAATGGGAGCATATAAAATTGCTGATATAATGCGTGAATATGGGTGGACAGTTGAAGTAATAGATTGGACAGCGCATTGGACTAATGAAGAAGTTAAAGAATTTATAGAAAGCTTACCATATAAAATAGATTTATTTGCTCTTAGTAATCTATGGATGCAAGATATGATGGTTGTCGATAAGATTGCATATCTAAAAGAACATTATCCTGATATAAAAATACTTATGGGTGGTCCTAGACCATATCAAATGGACTATGGTGCAGATGCAATGATATTTGGTTACTGTGAATATGCATTAAAGCCTGTATTAGATTGGTTAGTTGGTGGTAGTTTGTTACACCCAGAAGGTAAATATCCTGAATGGGCACCTAATAGTTATCATGTTGATGCTAACAATTCATATAAAGCATTAAATAATGTTAAGTTTGATGTTAAATATCATGAAAATGATTTTATAGTACCAGGAGAAGCACTTACACTTGAGCTATCACGAGGTTGTAAATTTAGATGTAAGTATTGTAACTATGCTTTCTTAGGTGTAAAAGATTTTTCTGATAGAACAGTGGATGATGTTTATGATGAACTAATGCTTAACTATAATTTATATGGCACTACGAATTATATTATTAGTGATGATACATTTAATGATAGAAATAGTAAAATAGAAACACTTGCTTTAGCAGTAGAGCGATTACCCTTTGAACCTAACTTTAGTTGTTTTATTAGATTAGATTTAGTTATAGCTAATCCAGAACAAGTTGAACTATTATGTAGAGCAAGAGTTTGGATGCACTTTTATGGTATAGAAACATTACATCCTCAAGCTGCAAGAGCTATTGGTAAAGGAATGCACCCAGATAAAATTAAAGCAGGTTTACTTTGGATTAGAAAAGAATTTTATGATCGTATAGGTGTATATCGTGGAACTTGTGGAATGATTGCCGGATTACCACATGAACCAGTTGAGCATTGGTATGAAGCTTTAAAATGGTTAGATGAAAACTGGGAAAGTTATTTTTATTGGGGACTGCATATTAGTAAAGATACAGATAATACTACACAAAGTGATTTTAGTCTTGACTCAGAAAAATTTGGTTATTATGAATCAACCGATCCAGAAGTTTTAGCTTGGGGTAAAAAACAATTTGATAAAAGATTTATAATGCCAGGTATAGGTAGACAAAATAATAAATTAGATAATAGAAATATGCTTTGGCAAACAGAACATGCAAATTTTATGCAAGCAACAGAATTTGCAGATATGTATATGGAAAAATATTTTTATAAGCAAAAGATATTTGGTTTTGATTTAACAGAACATTTATCAAAGTTTGCTATAAAACCTTTGCTTACATATAATGTCAGGAAGCTATATCATAAGAAGAATATAAATAGCTTATATATGCAAAGGATTGCTGAATATAAAGTGAAGAAGCTTGGACTATATAAATGATGGAGATATTGAATTTAAATTATTATGAGCAAGAACCAGAAGATAGTACATTTCCAGATATTATGGTTGACATCACACATAGGTGTAATATGGAATGTAATAACTGTTACATACCTACTAGAACTCCACCAGACATGGACATAAATAAGTTCAGAGAATTTATTAAACGTTTTCCTAATAAACGTATGTTTAGAATCGTAGGAGCAGAACCCACATTACATAAACATTGTATAGATTTTATAAAGACAGTATTAGAAGAAGGCCATATGTGTTTATTAATAACAAATGGTTTACGTTTATCGAGTCCAAGTTTTGTTAAGAAATTACAAGCAACTGGATTAAAGCAAATATATATGAGTATGAATGGTGTTGATAGAGATGATTGGTATGAAAAAATTGATGACTTAGCTTGTGCTGAAAAGAAATTAAAAGCATTTAAAAATATTGCAAATAAGTTTAATCTTGATATAGGTACAATTATTGTTAAAGGTATTAATGAAGAAGCACCAAGACGTATGTTAGATTTAATCGAAAAATATGATGTAAAGAATATTACTATGCGTATTAAAAATGTTGGACAGCTTGGTCGTTACATGCAAGACACAACTGAAAATTATAAAATGGAAGACTTAGTTCGTATATGTGCTGGACATTTTAATTTAACTGAAGAATATATATGGGAATTTTATAAGAAAGAGCATACGTATACCGATGGTTGGAATTATTGGGAACGAGAATCATGTGGTATAGAATTCCCTGTGGATAAAAATACTGATCGTTCATTTAGATATAAAGGCCGATGGGTTAAATTAACAAATTGGAGTACAGATAATGAAGTTGGTATTCCAGATCCTGGTAGCGAGCGTCGAGGACGTATTACACCAGATTGGAAGATAGCACCTTTCATGGAGCATGTAAGAATTGGAATAGAGAATGGGAGTGGTTACTAATGAATGATATAAAATTAGATTTTGATGATGTATTAATAAAACCTAGAAAATCTGTTATACCTCTTACAAGAAAGAGTGTTAATATAGAAATACCTTGGTTAGATAAAACAGCTCATCCTGTTGTTATCGCAAATATGCCTTCAACTGGAACATATGAGATTGCAAAGCATATGACACCAATGAAAGTGTTTACATTTATTCATAAAGAATATAAAGTACATGAGCATAGGGAAAATTTATCTGTGATGGAAGATCGTAGTTATATTGCTATTACAAGTGGTGTTAGAAATAAAGATGTAATGAGAACAATAGAAATTATATCAGGCTTTGAAGATATTGGAATGATTAATGTTGATATAGCTAATGTATATGCTAATGTTAGTGGAATGATTAAAGCTATTAAAACATTTAAAGAACATTTTCCAAATATATTATTATGTGCTGGTAATATATGTGATAAAGATTTAATGCAAACTTTAGTTGATGCTGGTGCTGATTATATTAAAGTTGGTGTAGGTTCAGGGGCTGCATGTATTACTCGAACAGAAGTTGGCGTAGGTATACCCCAATGGAGTGCTGTAAGAGAATGCTATGAAGAATCACAAAAAACTGGATGCAGAATAATATCTGATGGTGGATGTGTTACAGCAGGCGATGTATGTAAAGCAATTGCGGCTGGAGCTGATATGGTTATGATTGCTGGTATGGTATCTAGTTGTTATGAATGTAGTAACATGGTAGAGATTGATGGTCAACAATATGTAAATTTATATGGATTAGGCTCAACAAAACAATATAATATACATACTATAAGTGAACAAGAATATAGACCAAACGAAGGTAGAGATTTAATGATTCCTGCTAAGGGTCATATTAAAGATATTATTAATCAAATACTTGGTGGATTAAGAAGTGTATGTACTTATGTAGGTGTATCTCATATTACACAATTATCTTCTCATGCTGAATTTATTAGAGTAAATAATACTCATAATAGAAGTTTAGAAAAATATGGATAATTATTTAAAACAGATTTTAAATTGGAAACGATTTGGAATAGCTATTGTATCTTCTGGTACAACAGGAGAACCGAAACTTGTATGGAGAACACCTGATAATCTTCGTGCATGTAATGAAGTTGCTATCCATGCTCAACAATTAACTAGCAAATCTAAAGTATTAACTGTAACTAAAACTGACCATGCTGGTGGATTACTATTACAAACATTGCCAGCATATACCTTAGGGTGTAAAGTTATTGATGTAGAAAAGTTTAATCCTTGGACCTTTATAAAGAAAGTAAAGGGATATACCCATACATTCTTAACACCTGAGCAAATGAAAGCCGTAATGATGACTAAAGGATTTAGAGATTGTGACTTAACTGGTATAAGAATATTAGGTGGTAGTAACCCAGTTAGTTATGATATGATAGAAGCCTTTGTGTCAAAAGGAGCATTGGTACAACCTAATTGGGGTATGAGTGAAATAGGCCCGATGGTAATTAATATTGAGATAAATAATATAGAACATATAAAATATTTAAAAGAAAGAACACCTGAAGGCAATACTATACTAGGTAATTGTTATTGGTGTGATTGGAAAGTTGAAAAAGGTGAGTTATATGTTAAAAGTGATATGTGTATTGAACCTGGTTGGTTCGCAACAGGGGATATGGTTTATTTAGATAATGAAGAAAGAATGTATTATGAAGATAGGAAATCGTATAAATAAAATTATATAGTTATTAAGTGTGTCACTTGTTGCACGCATTCGGTCCGTAAGGATACCTTTTATTGCTCCGGCTGGTGGCACACTTAATGGCTATATACTAACAATTATGATTGAAAAAATACTAGCGGGAACTCTCGCAATATCATTAAGTGGATGTAGCATGCTCGGCGGTTTCAACGCACTAGATCCCAAGAATTTAATAAAGACAGCAGCAACGACTGGTGTCACATACGTCATAGCAGGCCCATTACCAGCAGCGGCCAATGCAGCAACATCTATTGCTGTTGATTCAGTACTCCCCGATGATAAACCTGCAATCAGTGATATTGAAGCTGGGAACGAAGAACAATTGAGGGCATATATGTTTCAAAACCTAACACAAACAGTACTATACGCAGTAATTGGATTTTTAATATTTACAAATGTTGTAGGCCCTTGGGCAGCACAACGTAGAGCAAGAAGAAAGGCAGAAGCCTTAGCAGAAGACCAGCGTCGTAAAGATAAGTACGATGCTATGAAAGCAGAACTTAACGCACGTAGAAATAAAGATTAAAAATTTAAGGAGTGTTATGAATCAGAACACTAGTAGGAATATTAGTAAGTCAGTTCAATTAAAAAAATTAAAAGAAAAACTCCACGTGGCTGGACATGATAGAAGTCACAAAAAGATTAACATGGTGAAAGCTTTAAAGAATCTTAAGAAACGAGAAATAAGAAAAGGATTGTAACATAGAGAAAAAGATTAAAGGTATTCCACCTCATGATAAATTTCCATGTAGTTGTGGACGTTCACCTACTGGTAGATGTTGTGGTTGGCATAGATTCACAGAAGAAGAATATATGATTAAGTTTAAACAATTTAAAGTTGATGGTAAATTGAAATAACATCTTCTTTACCTTTCACTTTAATATCACTAATCTTTCTAGAGTTATGAAACATATTTGGTGGAAGTTGTTCCCTTGTCATACTTGAATATATAGTTGGATATTCTTTATAGTCTCCTCGACCAGCTGTTGCCTCTAATCTTGCCGCTAAGTTAACTGCATCACCAATTACAGAAAAGTCAAATCGAGTTGAGCTACCCATATTACCTATAATTGCTGGACCAGTATTTACACCTGTACCTACGTTTATATCAGGTAAGCCTCTATCCTTATATCGTTGTTTTAGTTCTAATGTCTTTGCTTCTATTTCAACAGCGGACTTCACAGCCATTTCAGCATGATTAGGCATATCTAATGGTGCACCAAACACTGCCATAATACAATCACCCATAAACTTATCGACCATACCACCATTAGCTAATATAATATTAGTCATCTCATCTAAGAACTCATTTACTAATACAACTAATCCTTCAGGGTCATCATTGTTTTTATAGTATTCTGAAATAGGTGTAAACCCTATAATGTCCATGAATAGATATGACATATCTTTTCTAGCACCACCCAACTTAAGTAAGTCAGGATTCTTTTGTAGTTCTTTGACTTGCCTTGGGTCTAAGTAATGTTCAAATTGTTTTTTAATTTGTTGCTTCTGTCTAAATTCTAATATAAATCTATTAAATGTGGAATGGAATCCTACAATAAAGAATGTTAATAAGGCCCATGTAATATCTACAAGTACTAATTGAGAGGCAAACATATATTGGAAATAATATATTCCTCCAACAAATGTACCTAATAATGATACACCTATTATCCAATATGGCAAAAATCTTGTAATGAATACAATTAGTATTCCTAATATAAGGCCTGCTAATAGTTCTACTAAAGGGTCATATCGTTTTATTGTTTCACCATCTAGGATTGTTTGTAATGTCTGACCAGATATAACATAATCATATTGTTCACCAATAGGAGTTGATACCACACCACCTAATCCTTCTGCGGTCATAGCAATTATAACAGTTGTCCCAGCTAGGGCTGAAAAGTCCTCAGAAGCAGCACTCATAGTCCTAAATTCTTTATTCCATCGCACCCAAACCCTAGCCTTAGTATCCGTATTAATTGTTGCATAGGCAGGAACTCTCATAGCAATAATTCCAGCTTCATCTGCTTTCACTTGATATGATGGGTCACCAACTGCAACTCGTATTGTTTCTATTGCCATGTTAGGATAAACTTCTTCGCCTATCTTCATGAGTAACGGTACTCGTCTAATTATACCATCAATTTCAGGAGCAGTATTAATAACACCAACA